GTGAGTATTGACCTGCGGAGGAGTCGCACCATCTGCCCAAGTAAAACTTACTACTGTCAAGGGCACTTTAGCACGAGCATCAGGAAGGATTGGACCATTATACATACTTGCTGGATGTGTTACGTTTACAATACCGCTAGCAGTGCTGACCACAGTGATGTGAGTTGCAGTGCTCAATAAGGTATAGGGAGTGAATCCAATAACTTGACTATTTGCAAAGTTAGGTTGTCCTGTGTTACGATCAAATGCAATTGGGTCTGCAATAACCGTTTGACAATCTAATTTGAATACCCAACCTGTAATGTCTTGACCAAAGTTGTATACTAAGGTTTTTGCACTACTTGGGAAAGTTGATTCTACTTTAACTTCATCTGGGCCACCAAGCCAAGACGAAAAATCTAAAACACCAGCCATATAAAAGTCTCCTAAGGGAATGTTCGCGTAGCGCTGAGGCCCTACACATCAAGTATATTTAACTCAGGTTTGAATTATGCCTTGGGATATGCCTGTTTTACGGCTTCCACATATTGACAAAATTTACCTGCTTTGGCTGCATCACCGAAGAGGCCTGATTGTATATCATCATAGAGGCAATTCAGTTGTTCACCTAAACTGAATGCCCGCATACGTTGATGCTCCAGGGGCAATTCAAACCCCTGTTCTGCATCATTTAATTTTTCATTGTTCAGTGCCATAATATTCCTTATGCTTGTGTAATAGACCAAGTGTTGCCTGTTGTGGAGAATGTACCTGGGTTTGTTGTTCCATTACCATTGATAAATCCAACACCTATGATAACACCAGTCTTGCCACTTGGTATTGTCAGTTGTCCACTGATACTGAATGGTGCATTGTAACTGGTACTTGATCCAAAACTACTGCCATATTGAGGAGTAACAGTTGATCCATTAACCACTTCTGCACCACTAGGAATAGGAGTTCCATTTACAGGCACTAGATAAGTGATACCACTACCACCCTTGTTATTATAATTTAGGAATAGGAAGAATATAGGACCATTAGGATATGCATTGGCACTTGAGAATGTCAGATTACAATTATAGGCAACATTTACAGTCTTACCTGCATGACTATCTAAAGCATTACTGTATCCCACTGTTCTCCAATGGCCATATACAAAACTACTGCCGGTATAATGCCAATCATATTGTGTACTGTTCCAACTGTTACTGGATGTAAAGTTTGGTGTTCCCAATTGTGTACTAGGTGTTCCACCTGATCCGGCTGTGATCAAATTGCGAACATCAGTGGCCAATGTTGAACTGGTTACAACACCAACACCTAGACTACCATTAGTGATCAATCCTGCAACTGTCAAGTTAGCACCAATGTAGGCATTCTGTCCAATGGTTATATCATCACCAACAATTAAATCATCACCTATGAATAGATTGGTGCCAATTGTAACATTGTTACCAATTGTGGCATTGTTGCCCACAGTTAAATTGTTACCAATACTCATTGTGCCGGCAAAACGTGCATTGCCATTGGTACCATCAATCCAAGCGCCTGGGCTACCGTAACTGCCCACATAACCATTGTTACTTTGGAATGTCTTACCATAGATAGCATCGGCTACCAATGCTGCACCACGAATAGTTCCAGTTGACACTAGATCGCCATCAATGAACACTGTGGCAGCAACCCATTGTGTGCTGGTTCCATAATAACTGTAATTTACTCGAGTAGTTGGTCCATAGAATGTTCCATTGTCGTTGTAAACAGGATTACGATTTGTGGCTGCTAACCATGCTGCTGTTCTTTGTGCATTAGAGGCTGCTGCTGGTTCAATACCAATGGGCACATATACAAAATTGGCAAATCCATCATTACCATTAGTTCCGTTAGAACCATTAAAGCCGTTGGTGCCATTGGTACCATCACGTAACACTGCAAATCTCTGTTGTGCAGGAATACCTTGATATATCTCACCCATGCTGTTCTTATAACGAACAGGCACAGTCATAACACCACCACTGGTACTGACTGCTGTAGGTGTGGCAAACTGTGCATAGGTAGTTTGATTGGCCACACTGCTGAGATTGATTGTCACACCACTAGTTACAATGCCCTGCACCCATGTTGAAGTGGTGCTGCCAATACGCCAACTGTTGTTGACAAAGGCAGCATCATTATCATAGGTTGCACCCGAGTAATTGATCAGTCCGCCACCGCTTTGACCATAGAGTCTAGGAATAGTTCCACCTAGATATATAGTTCCGGTACTATCCTGCCTAATGTTCCATATGGCTGGCACAAATTCACTGGCAAAGTTCTGACCAACCAGGGTTCCAACAGGATTAGGAGCCCATGAAAATATGTCACTAGGTGCAGAGAATTCGCTCTTGCTTCTAACTCCGACCAATCTCACACGCCAGTAGTAATCACCGGTGTCAATACTAGATATAGTGGCTGTGGCTGTGGTTGATGCATTATAAATGCTGCCACTGCTTGGGATCGCTGTGGTCCATAGTGCATAGTTATTGTCAGTAATTGTGGCTGTGGTTGCATACCAATATTCAACACCAATCACAGTACCTATACTTGGAATCACAGTGTTTACATTGAATGTTGGAACTGCTGTTGCACTCAATACAGTGTCAATATATGGTTGGCTAGGAGTTCCTATGATACCTGGATCATTAATACCTGTGTTCAAGTCCAGCGTAAAGTCTTGTAGATCAATGTTGTTATCATCGTAGACGCCATCATTGTATTCACTGGCCAAGATCTGTGCAAACAAACTGCCTTCTTGACTCTTGGTTTCTTGTACCTGTGTTACTCTAAAGAACTTGTTGGTCCAGCCATATCTTTCGTGAGTGATAGCAATGACATCACCAGCATCCACTTGAATACCACTGTGATCCATGGTAAATGTCACACTTAGATCTTCACGACTTTGCAACAATCTACGTGCTGCAATATACTGTGCCTGCACAATGTTATTGGTATAGGGCAATGCAACACCCAATTTATTATCGGGCTCATTGGCATTTCTAACCACAAGAGGAAAACTGTCTAAAGTGATCAAATGATAACCAGGTTGATCACGGATTTGTGTATTGGGGAATTGTACTTCAACTGAATTGTAACTTTGATTCAAGTCCATTGGGTTTAAGTTGATACCGCCAATCAAGTTACTGCTGTTGATTAGTCGTATGCCAGCACCAGTAGGATCTAAATCATAAACTGATCTATTGACAATTACATTCCACTTGTTGTCTTTTTCATTGTAGCCAAGCCATGTGTCACAACTGTCACAGATTTGATTTAGGTTGTCTAAGAAATTCTTAGTGGTATCAATGGGTCCATTGATTCTATATCTTGAAGTGTACTGTTGACTACCGCCACCGCTAGGAGTGTAATAGATATATTCATCACTGTAATCATTCAACTCAGTTAAGGTTGTTAGATTAACTTTATCAATAGATAGTCCAGCACCATAACGACCATTGGTTAGATAATCTTTAATTACATCACCGGGCTTGGTCAATGTGTTGTTGATCACTGCTGATATTTCAGCAAGTCCAGTAATACCAGAATCTTGATTGTATTTGATTTTAACAATGGCAAAACACAGTTTGCTCATCTTCTTGTCTGTATCCCAATGTTGTGCAGGATCAATGGCAGCATCTTGTAATACTTCCCAAGCATTTAGACTGCTGTTTACAGGACTAGCACTGCCATCTCTATACAAGTAAATGTTTACATTGCCATCAACTTTGGTTTCTGGTATGCCATTGCTGTTTATCCAACTGACAACTCGAGTTTGATCTGTAGGATCAAAGTTCATCTTCTTGTCGCCCCAATAGATATCACCGAAACTAAATGTTCCAATGCTGTCATTATCCATTGTTTCACTGAATACCAATACATACCACATCAATTGATTGTCTGTACTGATCTTAGCATCTACCACAATGGGCTTCATGTATGCACTACCATAGACCACACCTATCTTATTGTCAGTGCTGGGTGGTAGTTGTACTCTATTGCCAATTTGTTTAATGCCTTGATCGCTGATATCGCTCATTTGGCGTTTGGCAATGATATTGCTGATAACCATAGTGGTGATCAAACGAATACCAAAGGTTGCGGCTGCTAGGCCAAATGTGCCCAAGGCAGCGGCGGCCAATAACATGTCCCCGTAAATTACTGTTAATATGAGTGTTGCTGGCATTTATGCTCTCCAAGTTTCTTCTTGTTTGTCAAAGCCAAACTTGCTGTAATTTAGATCAGGACTATTGACCATTTTGCTGATAGTGTATGCTTCTATTTTTCCATCTGCTTTAAGTTGTTCACAATGCTCGACATAGTTTTTAATCAATCTGTAGCCCGCAGTGGTTCCTCTATGTTCTGGTTCTACCCAATAACATAGTTCTTGCATAAGCCATAGATCAGGATCCCATGCACTGTTGTTCTTAATGGCCACCAACATGCCCACAATGCCATCTTTATTTTCTGCAACAAAGATGCAGCCAGCACCAGCCAATATGTGTGTCAACATTGTTCTAATGTATAGTTCATTGTCACACTTGGCCAATCTTGCCCAGGTGGTTTGGCTCCTATAATTTTTCAACATTTCAATGATGTCGATGGTGTCCCATTTGTTGGCTAATCTTATTTTCATTAGACTGGAACCCCAAAATTGAAATAGGCACCACTGAGTTTAGGCACATTGACCATACTGGTGTCAGTTCCATTATAGAATACATCCCAACTTTCTTGATTGGTTCTACGTCCACCTACATTGTTTTCTAATACTGTTTTATAACTAGAACAATTGATGGCCACTGTGAATACATCAGTGTTGGCTTCTTGATCAAAGTCTTCGCTGATATTATAACTGGTCACAATGCCTGTAAATCGTTTGACCACTGTGGCAGTGCTGAGCACATAGGAATCATTGTAGAAACCTCTATAGATTTCTACTTCACTGCCTCGTACTGGTGTTCCTAACACTAGGAAAATGTTATCAGGATCAATACCAGTAAGACTGATACTGGTATCTGCTGATGTCGCTCTTAAGTCCCGGTTTTGTTGACCG